AAACAGCGCCGAGCAGATTGAAAAAACCTACGCTGTTTTCCGTCCCGACCACGCTTTAGGGCTTGTAAACAAAGTGTGAACATTTGTAACGTACCGATCTCACCATTTACGGAGGATTAATAACGGTGACTGATAAAAATCTTGTCGACTTTCCCCGCCGCACTGACCACCGGCTCCACGCAATTGCGAACGCGGCGGATCTGGCAATCATGCACGAGGAACACGGGATTTTTGAAATCCATTTCCCTGACGTTACGCTCGACCAGCAGGCGATCATCGAAATCGCGCAGGCTTTAAGCCGGATGAAACTGCGCCAGGTGCAGGCAATTGACATCTTAGCCGACGAGCTTCTGGACAAAAACTCGTCCGAAATCGCGCACTAAATACAAAGCGCTACCGAAAATTCATAAAAAAGTTCGAGAAAACAGAAACTTACATGAGGTCGTTTGGGTAATTGTTAGACCTCATGGACTTTGGGCCTCGCTTCGGCGGGGTCTTTTTTTGGTCAGTGCGCCACGTCTGGGTCGTTCTCAACCGTGATTTTGCACACTTCACCGCCAATTCTCAGGCGGATTTCAAGGTTTAGGCCCATAACCGCTGCCGCCTCGACCATCTTGCCCACCGTCTCAGCTTGAATGATTTCGGGCGGCACGTCATCAAACTCGTCCGAAATCGGACCATCTTCAAAACCGTCCCAATCCGTCTTAATCGCCACAGATCAAATTCCTTACGCGGTTGTGCTGCACGATCTGCCGGATCGTCTCGGTCGTATCATTACGGCTCGCGGTGATCGGCTCGAAAACCACGCACGCCGCCGCCAGGCTCGGAGCGCTAATCTCGGAGGTTTCCCGACTCGCGCAGCTCGTCAACAAGCTCGCTGCGATCAGTGCTGACAGTTTGGCGGGCTTCCAGTGCATCGGCTGCGGCCTCTTGGTCAGTGTGTCGTTGCTGGGCTTGCGCGTGCCGTCTGCCCGCATCGAATGCGACTCCCGCATTGATGACGGTCTGCAGCAGCACGCGCAATAGGGTCAGGACGACGGTCATCCGATCTTGCGGTCTGCCGATACGCGGCCCCAGATCGCCATGCCCGCTGCGCCCACGCCGACGACGTTGATGATCCAGTCGACCACGGCGGCTTGAGCCTCCGGCGTTACTTCAGCCAAACCAAACTGCTGTGCTGCGCCGGCTGCGGCCATGACGATCACGCCCCAAATGGTGCGGCTGTAAAACCACGGCTTTGCGTTCATTTCTGACATTGTTCAAATTCCTTGCAGATAGTGAGAATGCGCCCAGCCGGATTGCCCGTCATCGGTTGAGACGAACACGTAGCCGGTGGACTGGATGGGCGGCTCGACGGTCAGGCCCGTATTCCAAGGCATCGTCTCGATGACCTCGGCGTTGATGCTGGGGCCGCGCCGCAGGTTCAGACCGCCGACGGTGGCGACGATCGCCCGGTCGCCGATTGGCATGTCTTCGGCTTTGTCTTCGACCTGTTGCGTCAGCGCGCGCAGCAGTGGGTCGAGCGTCGGCGAGGTGTCAACTTTGCGATCTGGCGCGATGTCGTGATGACTCAAAACGCCGTCCAGCCCATATTCCGCATCAAGGGCCAGGACCAGCTTTTCAAAGGCGCGAAGCTGCTGCGGCGTGTACGGACGATGCCAGGTGTCGCGGCCTTTGCGGTGGCCACGTTCGACCTCGCTTGCCGACCAAGACGACCCAAACCACGCGCGATAGGTGCCGTCAGTCGTGCGCGACAACTCGCCGGGATTATCGAAGGCGACGCCGATTGAACAGCGGTTCATTCCTTTGAGCCACGGCTTTGTCGGATGCTGCGAAACGCCGGCGTGGTAGGCTTGACGATCCAGCGGCACCATCTGCGTCATCGCGCCGTCGCGGCTGATGATGACGTGATAACTGGCCTTGCGCGAGCCGTTGGCGATGAAGTTGACGGTGCTGTCGGCGTCGCGTCCCGCCGTGTCGTGCGCAATGACGTAGAGGGGCAGGTCGCGGTTGATCTGACCGCCGTAGTGCGCGGCCTCGCGCCAGTAAGCGGAACAAACTTTGTGTCGGTTCAACATGACCATTATTCGCCGCCTCCGCCTCGAATTTGCATTGCCGCGCCAACCGCCAGCGCGCCCAGTATGGCGACGGTAATCATGCGCGTGACCGTTTGGCCGATGGTTCGCTTAGCGCCTCGCCACGCGCCTAGCAGCCCTTTCAAATCGTGAATGTCGGCAACAGTGTCAGGCGACGACGGATCCAGGCCAAGTGACCGCAGCGTTTCGGCGACTGTCTCGCGTGCCAGTTTTTTGATTTCGTCGTCGGTCATCGTTTTTACCTGTTTGTGCTTTGTATTTTTGCCTTTGACTGGGCGAGGGCGGTGTCGTCCGCGTTAGGTGAGGTTTTTTAGATTTTGTAGCGGATGATGACGACCCCAGAGCCGCCGTTGCCGCCAGCGGCGTTCAGTGTACCACCACCACCACCGGAGCCTGTGTTTGCAGTGCCATCAGAACCGGGGTTGGTGCCATTCAACACAGCACTGGCACCGCCGCCACCAGAGCCGCCTGACGTTGACGCGCCACCTGTTCCAGCACCGCCGCCGCCACCAGCTCTGGTGACGCTTGTGCCCGTGATTGATGAGGCCTTTCCGGCACCGCCGACACCGCCGACAGTTGAGCCGTTGGTTCCGGCAGCACCAGCACCACCGCCGCCACCCCCGCCGAAGGTAGCGCCGTTATATTTACCGTTACCGCCGTTGTAGCCTTGGCCGGAAGTCGCAGTACCGCCCGAGGGGTCGGCTGTGCTTGGGTTTAGGTAATCAGCGGCACCACCGCCAGAGCCACCAGCTCCTCCAGAGCCCACTGTGCGGCCCCCGCCATAACCGCCGCCATCGGCAGTCACAAGAGAGCCAATCGAGCTGTCCCCGCCGTTGGCCCCCCCATCATTTCCGCTTGAAGCACCAGCACCACCAGCGCCAACGGTGATAGTTTGATTGCCAACACTGAGGCTCGTCAGGGTTCCCTCAAGGTAGCCGCCTGCGCCGCCGCCGCCCGGACCACCTGATCCTCGGCCACCGCCGCCGCCACCGCCAATCACGAGGTATTCAACGTCGGTTAGCGGTGCTTGGACCGTGAAGGTGCCAGACGAGTTGAACGTGTGAACACGGTAGTTTTGGCCGCCCACGGTGATGTCGGTCTCGGTGCCGCCTGTAGCAACTACAGTACCCGCCAGAGAAGTGGTGACGCTCATCATCGCCGCTACGCTGCTCATGTCAGGTCACTCCCGGCGATAATGGCCGTGTCGTCACTCACCATTGTCACGGTCGCAAGCGTCCCGGCACCCACCGTTACACTGGTCTTGTTCGTCGCAATGTCGCCATCAAGGTAGGCGTAGGTGATCGTTCCGCGAGCAATGGTAGTAGTCCCGCTGCGGCTGAAAACCGTCACAATGTCGCCAGCCACAAGGTCACTCAGCGTCAGCGTTGCGGTTGCTGTCACGTCGTAAAGGGTTGCACCACCGTCCACGTTGACGCTGGACCCTTGTGCAATCCGGTCGGCACGCCTTACGTCCACCGTGTTGCCAGCGTCGGTGACGGTCGTCAGCGTGCCAAGTGCAACGTCGCCTTTTGTGATCGTGAGGTTGCCAGAGCTGGACCCAGTAAACGACCCGGTTCCAAGTACGAATTTATCTTCGCTTTCGTCCCAGCCGATGAAGGCGTTGTCCGCCGTGCCGCGCTCAATCACAATACCCGCGTCGTTGATGGGGGCCGTGGTCAGACCGTTTGACAGTTCGATGATGCTGTCACTCACCGCAAGGTTCGTGGTGTCGATGATGTTGTTCGTGCCGTTGACGGTCAAGTCGCCGGCCAAGATCAGGTCGTTAAACGCTACGTCGTCGGTTGTCGCTAGTGACTGGTTGATCGCGTCGAGCTTGGTTTTGTCGGCCGCAGCCATCAGGCCCGCCACGCTCGTGGTTGCGGCGGTGGTGTCTGCTAGTTTGTTCCAACTCCCACCGTGCGCAAAATACATCGCGCCGTCTGCATGGCTGTGCGCGATTGCGCCGTGGTAGGTCGTGGCGTTTGGGAATGCTGCTTGATTGGCGAAATAGAACGGGACGACCGAACCGCCAGACGTTGCGGTGATTGTGCCGGTCAGGTCAATGTTGCCGGTGCCGGTGATGTCGTTGCTGTTCAGGTCGAGGTTGCCGCCAAGCTGCGGGGTCGTGTCGTCCACAACGTCCGCAATGCCTGCGTCGGCGATCCAAGCGTAATCGGTGCCGTTGTAGCTGAGAATTTGGCCGCTGCTGGCGCTGCCGCGGTTCAGGTGCGCATCCACGGAGCTGTCCGTGTAGGCAGTCGTCTGCGCCACCCACGCGTAGTCGGTGCCGTTCCAAGAAAGCACGTAACCGCTCGTCGGGTTGGACTGGTTCAGGTGTGCGTCTACGGAGCTGTCAGTGTAGGCGGCGGTCTGCGCCACCCAAGCGTAGTCGGTGCCGTTCCAGCTCAAAACGTAACCGCTGGTCGGGTTGCTTTGATTGAGGTGCGTGTCGACGTCGCTGTCGGTGTAGCTGCTGCCGCCACTGTTAGCGACCCACGCATAGTCGGTGCCGTTCCAGCCAAGCACCTGCCCGCTGGTGGCGCTGCTGCGGTTCAAATGCAGATCGACGTCGTTGTCGCCGTAGCCGGTCGCGCCGCTGTACGTGACCCATGACAGTTGGCCGCTGCCGTTGGTTTGCAGTACTTGGTTTGCCGTGCCGTCTGCCTGCGGCCATGACTGACCGTCCAGCACGACGCTGCCGGTGGTGTCGGGCGTAATCGCGATATTGCCCGCACTGGTGCTGGTGATCGCGTTGCCGTTGACGTCCAGCGCACCGCCGAGCTGCGGCGTGGTGTCGGTGACAAGATCGCCGCCGGTTTGTGCCACCCAAGCGTAGTCGGTGCCGTTCCATGACAGCACTTGGTTCGTGGTCGCGGCGCTCGTGTTGAGGTTCGCGTTGACGTCGCTGTCGCCGTAGCTGCTGGCGGGCGTACCCCAGGCGTAATCAGTGCCGTTCCATTGCAGCGTTTGCCCGCTGGTCGCGCTGCCGGTGTTCAGGTGTGTATCGACGTCGCTGTCGCTGTACCCGGCAGCAGGTGTTCCCCAGGACAAGTTGCCCGCGCCGTCGGTTTGCAGCATTTGATTTGCTGTGCCGTCTGCGTTTGGCCACAGCAAGCCGTCGAGGCTGATTTTCGCGCCGCTGTACGGGTCCAACACAAGGTTGCCGGTCGTGCTGCTGATCGTGTTGCTGTTGACGTTGACGTTGTCGACTTGCAGGTCGGTGGCTGTGATCTTGCCGGCCTTGTCGACGCTGACCTTTGAGCTGCTGCCGACTTGTAGATCAAGCAGCTTGGAGTCTGCTGCCGATGCCGTGTCGGTCGCATTCATTTTGATCGACGTGAACGTCGTCGCCCCGTCGTTCCAGACATCCGTCATGTCATAAATGTTGGCCATTTTTCGGATCCTTAGAGTTTAAGCTGGTAGGCTTCGGGGGTTGAGATAATGCCGGTGCTGCGGAGCGCCGTGCCGGTGTGCGGGCTTAGGCCGATCTGTCTGCCCCACAGAGCGCGCCTCGATGCAAAATCAGGGATTTCAAAAGAGGTCTTGTAGTGAGTGCTGCTTACATCGCTAATCGCCGCGATCTGCTGGCTCGGCCCAACGTCAAAGTCGGCCGGAGCCTGAACGAGCGAACTCGTCGCGTCGAATTTGGTCGCGCCGTTCCAGGTGATTGTGGCCCAATTGTAAGCCGTCGACGCAGTGCCTTCGACCAAGTAGACAGAACCGCTGCTGTCTCGCGCGGAGCCAAACCACTTAGTCCCCGTCAAGTTTGCTGATCTTGGCGGGCGCGGCATGGTTGGCGAGCCGCCGAGTACGCTGGATAGCGAGTAATCTGCATTTACGTACTTACGCACGAACGTCATGCTATTGACGAGCCAAGGCGTGCTGAGCTGCCATTGATAAGTGTTGTTGTTGGCGTTGTCGGTGACGTACAGCATGGTCCCGTCTTGGCTGAATGTTATGTCTGAGAAGCCAAACGTCGACGGCACCCAGTTCGTTCCCGACGTGTAAGGCCCAGCCGTGTAGGTCGCAGACGATGCCAGCCCCGAAAAGTTCCAAGGCTGCGAAAGCGCGACTTGATAAATTTTTAGGTCACTGTCGGCCGGGTAATATGCCCAGTTGCCATCGCCGCTGACGCAGACGCGATCATACCCAGACAAAGCGATACCTGTCGGGCGTGTGACGGTCGTCCAAGTGCCAGTCGTGGACATGTCGAATGGCGTGGATAGCGTCGAGACGTAAAGATCGGTCCCGTTCAATTCCAGCATGACTTGCGAACCGTCAAGCGTGCTGCCGTTCGGCGCACCGGCCCACTGCACGCTGTAGCCACGCGTTGTCGTTTCCGGCGACGTTCCCACCAACCTAGCGTCGCTCATGCTGCCCTCTACGGTGATCGGTGCAGCCGGCCGCAAAACGCCGCTTGTGCGCAGCAGATTGTTGCCGCTGGTCTGGATCGGGTTTGCACCGATCAGTCCGCCGTAGTGCCAGCCTGCCGTCATGTTACTGATCCGTCAGCAGCTCGTAACTGCAAATCGCATCAAGCGCAGCCGCATGGCCGGCAGTAATCCGCAGGCTGTCACCTTCTTCGAGGTAAACCGGCTTATTGATGACGTCGAGCGTGGACTTGTTTGGCACGTCGATCGCAGTGACGACGCTGTAGTCTGTGCCGCTGCGGCGGAAGTCTACGGTGACGGTTGTGTCTGCGCCGTAGACGTTGCTGACTATGATTGCGTTGACCTTGTAGACGTCGTCGCTGCCCGCGCCGTTCGCAAGGATTTCAACCGCTGAGCTGTTACCGATTGCGTTTGCCACTGCGGTCTTGCCGGTGATCGTGAGAACGTTGACGATGTTAGGTGCTGTCATTTTCTAGGCTCCAAAAACGATGGACATGGCGATGGATTTGCCGACGGTGGTCACGCCAGTAAGCCCGGTCCCGTCGCCTGTCAGGTTGGTTGCGGCAAGCGTGCCGTTGACTGTCACGGCCGTGGTCGCGGCGGCGTTTGTGTTGCCAAGCGTGATCGCGTTGTCTGTGCCGACCTGGATGACTGTGACTTTGCCGTTTGTGGCGTCAAAGCCGTCGATCTTGAACGTCGTCGGCGTGGCTTGCGTACCCACCTCAAGGATCAAGTTGCCCTCGGCGTCGACAGTCGTCGTGCTGGTCGCGTTGCTGTGCTGGACCAGTGTCGGGTCAGTTGTGCCAAGCGTGATCTTGTCGGTGTTGTCGCTGATTTGCAGATCGGCGGTTTTGACAGCCGTCAACTTTGTGCCGGGCGCAGCGCTCGAAAACGCGTCGGCCAGCATTGCGGCCATAGCTCGGATCGCGTTGTTTACACCGCTTGGGGCCATGCCCTCGGCGACGCTGACGCCCTTGATGTCGGTGTTTTCGCTGTCGGTCGTGGACAGGTCAGGGATCGTGTTTCTTGGCATTTATTGGTCCTCGTTTAGCAGTGACCCAGCCGCCATACCGGCCAAAGGCGCGCTGTATTGAAGGCCACGGTTCAAGCCAGTTCCGGCGGCTTGTGCCATTTGCGGAATGTTGCGGTAAACGCCAGGACGGGACAGGCCGGCGAGAAGGCCAAGGCCAGCCAAGGTGCTGCCTGCGCCCAGCATTGTTTGCGTCTCAAGGTCTTGGTCCATGCCATAATCAGCGCCTATTGCCGTCGCGCCTGCCGCCAAAGGCCCGCCCTCCGTCAATAAGCGCACCACGGTGCTGTCGCGGGCCGTGCTGTATTCCAGATCCGAAAGCTCGTCTGCGGCCTGATCGGCGAGCTGCTGCAATGGCGCAGTGCCTCTTGCGACCTGGTCGCCCTCTTTCCTCATGAGCTGGCTGACCGCTGCCTGCAGTTGCTTTGGCGTGAAGCGTTCTGCGGTGCCTCGGCCCTCGGAAATCTTGCGCAAAACCTGCAGCTTTTTGTAAGCGAAATCCGCGCCGCGCAGACGGGCCGCAAAGTCGCCGCCAACCGCAGCGCCAGCCGCGTCCAGCATGTCTTGGCGGAAAGCGATCAAGGCGTCGCGAATATCAACGCTTTCGAGCTTAGTCAGCGGGTCGGGGTTTGATGCGCCTTTTTGATAAGTCGCGATCAGCTCGCGCAACAGCGAGTCAACTTCCTTAAACTTTTTGCCGCTGATCGGCTCCGCGCTGTTTGCCCGGTCGTCAATTGCCTTCAAGCGTTTATTGATCGCCTTCACAGCTTTTTTCGGCAGACCCTCAAGACCTTCGGACGCAAGATCAACCAAGCTGCCGCCGAGTTGGATGCTGTCAACCGAGCCTAAGATTTCGTCGTAAGCCTTGCCCACCTGCTCGGCGGCTTCGGTGTAGGCGTCACGGCCAGCCGAGATTTTCGTCGCCGCGCGGCCTGTGCCTTTTAAGACCTCGTTCACAACCGCCGTGTTGAACGCGTCGAGCGTTTCTTCGCGGCGCTTGCGGAATTCCCCACCGACAAACGGCACCTGTCGCGCAGCCATTTCGAGCGCCTTGCCGCTGTCACCCAAAGACGCGGGCGAAAGTGGAATTGCGTATTTCTTCGCAAGCTCAATCGCCTTTTCAGAAATGCGAGGCTGCGCAAATTCCGCGAAGCTGCCAAGGCCAGCCCCCAGCGCGCCGCCGACTGCTGCACCAGGCAGGCGCTGCATTGCGTCGCCTTCGCCGGTGTTGAAGCCGGCGACTGCCCCCTCTGCGCCGCCGACTGCTGCTGCGCGGCCGTAAGGGTTCGCCATGATCTTTTGCCCAAGCTCGCCGATCTTAGATGCCGCCGGGGCTTGCTTGCCCTTGGTCGCGCGCAATGCCAAAGCCGTCGGGATAACAGAACCGGCGACTTCTGCGCCTAAGAAGGCGAGCGGGCTGTTTTGTGCTGCTTGGCGTATATCGTCGCGGCGGCGCTCAATCGTGTTCGCGGCTGGCACGTTGCGAATGAAACTTTCCGCGCGGCCTAAGATTTCGTCAGACGCGCCGAGCGAAGCGCCTTGCGTCAGTCCGGCCAGAATGTCGCGCACTTTTGTTGACGATTTGCGCTGCCCTGTCTGCTGCACGCCGCCGACGTTTTTGATGTAATCGCGGACGGCGGCTTCGGCTTCTGCCTGACTGCCGACGTTAGCCTTTGGGACTTGATAAACGTCGCCGTTGACGATGACTCGGTAATTAGCCATTTACTGCCCTCCCGGCGCGATGACGCCATAAGGATTTGAGTAAGGTGACGGGATGCTAATTCCCGAGCTTGCCGGGTTTTGAACAAGATAATCGTAAGCGCCGCCAGATTGAGCGATGACCGCGTCGGTCAAGGTGATGATGCGCTGCAAGCGTTCCATGTTCGCTTGATCTTGGCCCCTGCCGCCCTTTGGCTTAATCAGGTTTATAATGCGCCTAACTTCAGAATCCTTAACGTCTTGGCCAGATACGAACGGCAGATACGCCGCGACGAATTGGTCGATGGCAGCATTGGCTTGGTTGACCTTGTCAGCCTGAGAGAACGCTAAGCCTCGCCCATAACCTTGCATGCCAGGGCGGATCGCATCGTCGCCTGTATATAGGTCAATAATTTGCTGGCCCGCTTGCTTCATCTGCAGGGCCGTCATTGCCGCCTGTTGCTGCTTGGCAGTAAACTTTTTGCCGTCTGGCCCAGCGGCGTCGGCGAAGACAGTGTCGTTAATCGCGTTTTTAAGCTGGTCAGCGTCAAGCGCCGCGAGCGTCTCGGGGTCTTGTCCGGTCACAGCAGCGGCGCGCTCGATCAGCGCAGCTTTTTGGCCCACAGCCGCGTCCTGCTCTTTTTGCGCCAACGCGACGTTTGCAATCGCGCCCATGTCGTCGCCCAGCAACCGCATCAGCTCCTGCGTTTCGGGGTCTTGCTTGCTGATAAACTCGTCAATCCGCTTTTCGCGGTCTTTCTTGTCCTCGCGATCTTGGAAGCCGTTGTAGGTCTGCAGGCCCAGCCGCATTGCGTCATCAATGTCAGAACCACCAAGCAGCGACAGCCCGAAGGCGATCAGACCAAGGCTCTCGGGGCTGAATTTCTTGCGCTCGCTTTTGGTCAGCGGCTTTGGCTCTTTAGGGCTGCTCGCGACTTTATCGACTGCTGCCGACGCCGTTTGCGCTACGGCTGCGGCCACGTCGGGATCGCCGAGCAAGCCAATTTTGCGCGCCTCGCGCATTGGGGCGTCATCGTAGTTCTGAGACGCTTTTGCTGGCGTAGGTTTCGGCGCGACCAAATCGGCGCTGACGTCATCGCCGCCAGTCGGGATCGCAGTTGCCAGCGGAGCGAACAGCGCCCCGGTCTTGGGCAGCATTTTCGGCACGGCTTTACCGGCCGCTGCAATCGCAGGGACGGATCTGCCAACTGCGCCGGGAAATATCGGGAAGTCGGTTTGCGTAGGGCGCGCGGCGTTTCGCGCAATATACGCGTCGCGGGCTTCGTCTTCGGTCATGTTGCCGCGAGCAACCGCGACCATGTCCCCGATGCTGCCCGCCAAACGGTGGCCTGAATTAATCATCGAGCCGGTCGCGCCGCCTAAAACAAAATCGTCAAAGCCGCGCGCTGCCGCCATCGCACCGCCGCCGATCATGGGCAGGATGCCGGAGTTTTGCGCGCGCTGCTGCAACGGCATTGATACAGGCTGAGCCGCCGGAGCGCCGCTGTAGCCTTCAACGCCCATCATTGCGCCAAGCAAAGCCTGCTGCTGCGCTGGGGCGAGCGAGCCAACGCGGTCGTTTAGGTTGAACCCAGCGCCCGCGATGAGGTCAGGATAAAAGCGGTTTGTGTTGTTTGGGTCGTTTTCCACGGGTATTAGCTCCCCCGTTTCTGGGTCGCGCTTGGGCTTTGGCGCATAGAATTCGATCATGTCGCCGATGCTCTTGTTTGCGTTTTCGCTTAGGACCATTTCGGCCATTGCCTTGCGGCCCGCCTCGACGGTCGGAAAAACGTAGTTGCCGCCGTGATCGACGGCGATTGCGCCGCGTCGCTGTGCGCCTGCAAGCGTGCCGGTCAGGTTGCCGGGGTTGTTGTTGCGGTCAGCGCGCGTGCCTCGCAGCGTTTGGACACTGCCATCGCTCATGCGGGCGCGCGTGTAGCCGTCGCCGCTGTTGAGGTACTCAACGATCTCCGGCGGCATCAGCGGCGTCGTGTTGATCGGTGCCGGAGCGGCAAGCATGTTCAGCGTTGGCGCGGTGAAAATATCCATCTTTACAGCCCAAACAGATTAAACGCTTTAGCGCCGCCAAGCAGCGTCGCGCCCGCGCCCAGCGCCGTGTTGAACATGCCTTGGTCGCCGTAGCTGGATTGGCCGATGTATGGCTCACCAAGCTGGCTGGCCATGACCATGTTGTTGTAGCGCTGCTGTTGCGCCTGGTTGAGCATTTGCTGGTATTGCAGAAGCGCGTTGTTTTGCGCCTGCTGCTGTGCTTGCTGCTGCGCGCCGATCTGAGCCAGAAGGCCCATGTTCGCCATGTCCATCTGCTGCATGGTCGGGGCGAGCATTGCTTGCTGCTGCGAAGCCGCCGTCAGTCGCCCAGCCAGGTTGGCGTCTCGGGCGGCATCGGCAGCATCAAACTGTGCGGCGGACTGTGCAAGATTGGCGTCACGGCCGATCGCAGCGTTTTGCATCTGCGCGGCAAACTGATTAGCCGCCATATCCCGCGCCAAGTCTTGCGCGCTGTAGTTCGCGATCTGACCTTGCAACGCCGCGTCACGGGCAAGACCGGACTCGTTAAAGGACGCCATTTGACCGGCAATGCTCGCATCGCGCGCCATGCCCTGTTGCGCAAGGTTCGCGAGCAGTCCTTGGCCTTGCAACTGTCGGCCGAAGTTGGTCGCTTGGATCGCTGCGCGGCGGTCTGCGATGCCAATGTCTGCGGCGCGATCTGCCTCAAACGCCTGACCCAGCAGGCCGGCGGCTTGGAGCTGTCGAGCCGCGTCGGCGTTGGCTTGTGCTTGCAGGATAGGGGCCGAAGCGTTTGTCACGCCACGAGCGGCCGCGTCGGCGAAGGCCGTTGACCCAAGCCGCCCGCTGTTGGCGTAAAGGCTGCTGACGTTTTGTAGCGCGCGGTCGGTCGCGTCTCCAATTTGCGTCTGCAAGTAGGGTGTGACTTCGCGCGTGGTGAAATCGCCGTAAATGTCACGTGCGACGTTTTGTTGGCCCATCAGCCCGCCGAGTTCGTCGGTGCTGACCGCTTGAGCCGCAGCGCCTTCTAGGCCGGTCGTGTCAATGCGCTGGCCCATGATGTTGCCGAGCGCGCTTGTGTCGGCGCGTTCGCCCAGCATGCCGCGCAGGCCGCTTGTATCGACCCGGCGACCAACCATCCCCAAAACGCCGCTCAGATCCGCGCGGTCGCCGATCAGGTCGGTCACGCGGCTCGTGTCAACGGTGCGGCCGAGCTGGTCTCGGATTGGCGAAACGTCGATTGTCGGCGCTTGGCGGTTCATGGCGCTGCGCGCGTAGTCGCGAGCCGTGCTGAAAAATTCTTTTTGGTCCTGACTGAAGGGCGCGACGGTTGGCCGAATGGGCTGAAACGGCACGTTCCGCGCGAGGTTCATTGTGGCTCGCGTCTGGTTCTGCACAAACGCCGGCGCTTCCCGCGTTACGCCGCTGGTCTTCTCTGTGCTGAACAGGCCGCCGAATGGCTGGAACGCGCCCGTGCGTTTGTTTCTAAATGACATTTACAGGTCTCGGTAATAGGCTTGATATGCAGTCCGCCAACCATCGTTTTTGAGGATCCGACCCCAAGCAGCGCGCCCATACCCCTCAAGGTGGTCGCAGCCGATTGACCGTGCATATTCTGTGATTTTGGAGAGCGCCATCCTGTGCCAGCGACTTAGCTCCGAGCCACCGACAAGATCGACGGCGAGAGCGCTTTTCGCGGGGTAGGCAATGAAGCGTGTTGTGAACGCTGCGGTGATTTTACCGATTTTCGGCTGAGATACAAGCCACACCAACATTTCGCCGGTAAGTGCGGCCTCGGCAACGTCATCAAGGCTTAGCAAGCCCTCGCTTTGATCGACGGCAGCGCTTAGGTGCGGCGCGACGTGTTCCCACACTGCGGGCAGCAGATCGGGCCTGATCGGCATGATTTCGAATTGTTCGGCACGGCGGCGAGAGCGCGAACGCGGCGTCTTTGGGTTTTTCCTAGACATGGCACCTCGGAAGCCGGGCGGCTAACCCAAGACAACATAGGTCAGCGTGCCGGCGCTTGCTGCGGGAGAAAAAGAAACGACAAACTGGCCGTCGCTGATCGTGACGGTCGCATTTGCAGCGTCAGAATTATTCGGGACAATCAAGACGGCAGAGTTTTCAGATACTTGGCTGTCGGTAACTGTCAGGCTGGTTTGGCTTGCAGAGATTGCCGCCGTTCGGACGCAGGCCAATTTACCGTCTAATGCTTGGTTGACGGCCGTGGCAACCTCGCGCGGCTGACCGCCTTGTGGTGGCAGTTTGTTGGCCTGTAACGTCATCGGCGACCCTGCGGTGTCGCGTCGTAACTGAAGCCGTGCGCTTGGGTCCAGTTGCCGGAGGCCGTAAATTTCAAAGCAAAGTAGCGGCCGGATTTTCGCAGCGGCACTTTGTTGCTGTCATTGAGCGTGGAGAACGGGCCGAAGATTTGGCTGTCGACCTGGCGGGTTCGGCCGCTGACTGCGCAAGAAACCACCGGACCTGCGCCATCAATGTGCGGGTAGACGCCGCGCACAAGCGTGTATCGGTTTTCTATGGCTTCCTGCTCGCCGGTCTGGATCGTCAGATCCAAGGCATTGCCGGACAGAGTAGAAAGAACCGTGCCATCGTCCGTTGTTTGGGACAGCGCAAGGATTGACGCGCCGCCCTGATAAGCCGCGCTGTCAAATGACACGGTCAGGCTGTCTATGCCCTCGGCTGCGCGCAGGAAAATGGTCGCCCCAGATCGGTCAAGGATCGTTGCGCCCGCGCGCGTGCGGATGTCGGCAGGCTCAAGCAGTTCGTCCAGACTTTCCAAGCTGCGGCCGGGCAGACGCAAGGTGCCGATTGTCGTGTGAGCAATGCGGGCTAGGCCCCAGCGGTCGAGAACGTAATCGTAAACGATCAAGCTGTCGTTTTCGCTGGCGCTTGATTGCGACGCGTATGACCAGACCACCAGACTGCGCACCGGATCAATGACGCAAGAAATTTCAGAGGCGCGCTCGCGGTTGAAGTCGCGGAAAAAGAAATCGTTGACGCGCTGCGCGCCGATGTTTTGCACGGTCCCGCCAGCATAACGCTGGAACCCGTCTTCGGACAGGAAGTAGACCTCGTCGGCAGATCGTGACGCCACGCTGCCAGGGAAGTCGCAGCCTTGGTTGCTGACCTTATCAAAAGTAAAGACCAAAGGCGCGCCGACGTAGGACATCCGATGCACGCCCTCGCGGGTCAAAATTGTGCCTGTCTCGCCCCCAGCCAATCCGGTGATCTCGGTAGCGTCGCCGATGATCTGGCTGTCTGACTGGTTCGTCCCAATGGACCAACTGCCGCCATCATCAATCGCGGACCATCTGACTTCGGCTTGGCTGTTTGCCGTGTTTGCGCAGACAACAAACCGCCCGACAACGCAAAGGTGCGTCGGATTTGGCGCGCCTGAGACTGCCGCCGGGGCGGTGGTGCCATCGCTGTTGAAACGCTGCAGAACGACCGACGTGCCGCCAGCGGCGTAGATGTGACGCGTGCCGCCCGTGGTGGCGAATTCGACAAATTGCCAACGCGGGATCGACGTGTAGGTCGGGTCGCTGGTCGTAAACTGAGAAAACTTATTTTGCAGCGTGTCGTATTTCAGCAGCCGGGTCGAGGTGCCGATGTACGTGCGCACGTCTATGCTGCTGGCGGCAACCTCAAGCGTCGAGTAAACGCCAACGATTTCGGGGATCGGCGTCTCTGCCGCTGGGTTGCCCACGACTTGCTGCGGCGAGGTCGTTGCTGTTGCATTTGGCACCGCAGAGAACCCACGCGCGGCTGGGAAGCCATTCAGCAATACCTGAACGCCAGGATTGTTGAGCGAAGGCTGATCGGGTAGCCACGGGCCAAAATCAAACGGCATGGTCAGTAAGCCCTCGTTGGTGTGGACCGGCGGACTTGCAGGTCGTTACCAAAGCGCTGCTTGTCGCTGTCGCGGTCAATCTCGGCAAGGCAGCGGGTGAATTGCGCGTCGTGATAAATTGACCGCTGCTCGTCCTGCAGGAAGTCGAAGGCCTGTTTCAGCGACCCATGCAGATAGGCGTCGCCGTGACGGGTCAGCATGGTGTTGGTCGGCGCTGCGTCTGAAAGTGCAGCGACGCCGCCGTTGTAGGTAATCTCCAATGTGATTGCCGCGCTGGGCGTTGCCATGAGCTTTATTTGATTGGCGACAACCGTATAAAACTCCGTCTTTGTCTGGTTGGCGTCTTGGTCGCGCGTGTTCCACTGGCTCGGCGTGACGTACTCCAAAACCGTGCGGTCGTTGTCTGCGTCTATCATCGCCACTTCGCGGATGCTGCGGAGGTCTGTCGGCAGGTCAGCAGTTGAGGCGTTGGCCGAAACAGCAATTTGCGCAGTAGCTTCCAGCAAGGCGATTTGAAGCTCGCGGCTCATGCGTTGCTCCGCAAGGCTGACAAAAGTCGGGATCTGCGTGGTCAGATCGTCTCGTGCCAAAAAGTCAGCGATGAAGGCTTTTAGCTCGGTGTAGTTATCCATCAAACCGCGCCCTCACTCGTTCGGAAAAACCGATTGTCGTAATCGTTCAGCCACGCTTTCCAGAAACGCGGGTTATCGCGCGGCGTGCCGTGCTTTTTGACCAAGTCCCAATAAAGCGCCTGCGGGATGTCCGCGACGTGCTTCATATGGCGCTGCGTGTTGCCGATCATTGACTGCTGTTCGGCGTTTCGCTTGTCCCGGTTGGCCTGCAGCAGCTTGTCGGCCTTGTGGACCGAGAAAATGTCGGTAACGAAACCCTTGTCGTCAAACTGCGCTACCGTCTTTTTGTCGGTAGTTTCGCTTAGCGTTTTCGTCGTCATGTCCTGCCCCTCGTTGCGAAAGGGGCGACCCAAAAGCCGCCCCGATCATTACTTCGGTTTAGGAAGTCGTCAGAGCGTAAATCGCCGCGTGCGCCTTTGGCGCGGTCACTGCGAGCGAGAACTCAGACAGGACGTAGCCGCGAGTGCTGTCGCCCTCTTTCGCCAGGTCTTGCTTGACGAAGTTACGGCCCGGCAGGGTCGTGTATTCGGCATATTCTGGATCAAGCAGGTAAACGCGCTCGGCTGGCATAAAGCGATCAACAACCGTTTCGAGCTGGCCAAAGTCGGACAGGTAGACCGAAACGGAACCCACAGCCGCAGCCGCTTTGGTTGCCGTCATGTTGACCTGGTTGGTCACGGTGCTGGTGCCGCCCGAGGTAATGGTCGCTTCAGAGAACTGACGCTTCTGGAACGGGGCCATAACCATCAGAGACGGATTGCCGCCGTCCTGGTAAGCGGCCTGCATCATGTCCTCGATCAGTGCGACGGACAGATCGCGAGGCGTACCCCAGTCATCAGCCACGCCATCAGCCGGGGTGGTGTCGGTTGCAGCATCGTCAACAGGCAGGTCGGAGCCGTCTGCTGCGAAGCTGCCGGTTTTGGTCGGGGAAGCGCCCAGTGACGTATTGGCGATGAAGCTGGACAGAGTGCCGGCTTTGCGATTGCCAGAGGTCGACTTTGCCTGATCGTTGGTCAGGGTGAATTCAATATCGCGGCGCAGCTCAATACCCTTGAGAAGCGCTTGATAATCGGACTCACGCTGGCGACCAGCGGTGTCAACCGCGTCCATCGAATCAGACACGCTGAACGCTTTGTAAGCGATCTGGTGCTGGTTCTGCAGGCGGGTGGTTGGCGTGTGGTTGTAGCTGTTGATCGTGTCGCCTTCGCCTTGAGCGTTAGCGGCAGCAGCAGCCAATTCCTGAACCTGCCAATCAAAAAGAATGGCGTTCTTGGTGGATTTTTTCAGTGCGGTCAGCACTGGGGTTTCGTCGGGATCAATCCGGCTGATGACGTCGGAAAGGTCTTCGCGCTGACCGATAGCGGTCGAAGTGGTAAACTGAGCCATTGCTCGTGGTCCTTTGCTTTAGCCCCGGCGGCTAAGCAGCACCTCCAGAGCGTCGTCTAATTTTCCGGTCTTGCTGAGCTTCGACATGGCTTCGCGCTGTCGCTTTTGCTTTGTCGGCTCGGCTGCAACCGGGGCTTTTTTGCGAACGACTTTTTTCGGATGGACGCGCTTGGCCTTGGCTTGGCTTTGGCCTTTCTGCATTTGCTCGTATTTCCATGCGTTCAAAAACACGGGCAAAAGCCGGGCGTCGGTGATGTCGTTCATAATCTCGTCTTGAGTAAAACCAGCGCGCAAGGCCGTCTGGACGATACCTTCGCGTTCGCGGTTTAGGGTCTCGGGGTCAGACCATTCGGGCAAAAGCTCCATCGCGCGCTGGGCCTGGAATTGGACCTCTTGCTGGCGAGCGGCCATTTGCTGCTGCTGAAGCTCAGCGATTTTTTCCTCGCGGGCTTTTTGCAACTCTTTGATCTGAAGTAGCGCTTTGGGGTCCGCGTCGGCGAGCTGTGCCTCTTGCTCCGGTGTGAGCTGGCTGGCGGCTTGGACGGCGTGAAGTTCCTGTTGCATCGCCATCAAGTTGTCTTGGTAGGCTTGCAACTGCGCATTTATCTGAGCCTGTTTCTCGCGGTTTTCCTTGGCCTTGGTGGAGGCTTCCTGAAAACGGCGGTCGGCTGCTTCTTTCTTTTGATGGTTTTCGCGGATTTCGTCAAGACTCACATAATGTTCCTGACCGTCCACCTTGACCATCATCTCCCATTCGCCCGCCTCGTTTTGGCGCAGCGTTTGGGGAATTTCGATCATTTCGGGTTCGGCATCTGGCTCGGCTTCGGTTTCGATTTCCTCGGCTTCAGCCTCAATTTCTTCGCCAGCGTCCGCAGCGACTTCATCCGGCGCGTCAGCCTCCGCTGGCTCATCTGCCGCCACTTCCTGCGGTTCGACTGCCTCTGCTTCCGGGCCTGGTTGTGTCGGTGCTGGGTCCGTCTCTGGCGCATCAGGCGTCGCCGACCGAATTAAGTCCAGCGCCTCGGTGATGCTCAAGGGTGTTTGGTCTGACATTAGATCGCCTTTCGATCATGCTCAAATTTAGAAATACGGTTTTCGCATTCGCGTCGGATGGATTTGATTGCTGTGATCTGCGCATGTGCCTCGCGGCGCGTTTGGTCGTCGTCTTCGGCGCTGGCCTCAAAGCGAGCGAGCGCCTTGGCCCGCATCTGCTTTTCCAGCTCGGCCCAAAACGGGCTGTTGATTAATTGCTGCGCCCCGGCAACAAATTCGGCCTCGGTCATACCGCTCCAGGAATGTTGGTCGAAACGCCCGTGTCACCCATCGCCAGTTTGGCGCGGCGCAGTTCAAGTTCGACGGCCATTTCTTGGCGCTTCAAATCAAGGGTCGCTCGGAGACGTTCGGTTTCGAGCGCGATGTCTGCCTGTTGCTTTTCTCGGCGTAACTGCAGGTCGGCGTCGAATTCCATGCGCTTTTGGATGATCTCGGGGTCTTCCTGCGGCGGCTGCTGCGCCTCGGCGTCGCGATAGGCGGCGATCTGTTCGGGCGTTGCAAACATCGTGTCGACGTCTTTGATGCCCGCCAGACTGGCGACGCGCTTGACGCTTTCGAGGTATTGCTCGACCGAGACGACCGGGTTGTTTAGCCCAAGCTGCTGCAGAATATCGCGCTGGATTTGGGCGATCTGTTGCAGTGCCATGCTGCGCTCGGCGTCGCGGCCTGACCCAAGGCCCACGTCAATATCAACGTCGAAATCAGCGTCAATCAGCGACGGGTCGATTTGCTGGAACATATCACCGCCGACGCGGATGCTTTGGGGCTGGTCAAGGTGCTTGATTGCCAAGGCGAGCAAAAGCTGTGCAAGCGGACGCATGCCGGTTTCGGCCAAGGTGCGCGCGATCATCAAGACCTTAGCCTGACCGCCTTGAATGGTGGCGTTTACGGCAGCGGCAGTCGTCGATTGCAGCGCGTCGGGATCGAGGCCCATTGACGCCTTGCTGAAGCCCGTGCGGGTGTCGCGAACCTCGTCCATGTAGGACAAAATCGACATGCCTTGCGCGCCGACTTGCGGAACGGGCAGGGGTTGCACCATGCCAGGCGCGTCCATGCGGACGATCCCGCCGGGGCGTGATTGCAGCATGTCGTCAAGGTTTACGCGGCCTTCGACAACGGCGGTGCGCTGATCGTTGGTCAGATAGAGGTTGTCCAGCACGCCGCGCAGGGCCGTGGATTTGATGCGCTGAATGTCCGTCACCATTTCCGCGACGCTGCGGCCGACCAAGCGATGCGGCACGCGGATCGGGCTGGCGCAAACGAATGGCGCACGGTCTACAGGCTCGACGTCCAGAACGTAGTTATCCTGCCCAATCGCCAGCACGCGGTGCAGCGTCGAAATGCCGGTGTCGTGCATGTCCAGCGGCATGTAGCCCTCAACCACGCGCACCAGTTCGTTTTGGCGCATGGCGTAGTTTTGGTCGTTGCCGCCGTCGACGTCCTCGTGGCGAACCTGCGTTTCTTGCTCGTCCCAGCCTTCACCCAAGCCGACACGCGCTTCGACTTCCTCGCGGTCATAGCCCTGCGCGATCAGCTCGCCCACGGTCATGTAAGTGCGGTGCGCGACAAAGCTGGCGTCTTCGATGCTTGTGGCTTGCGGCGAAAACAGGAAGTCTTCGGGCGCAATGTTGTCGATCTTGATCCGGCTTGTCCGCTTGGCGCGGCGCAGCGATACGTCGAAGGATTCGAAAATCGGTTCCTCGCCTGGCGCGGTCACGTCGACGCTGGTTGACTGCAGCATTTCGACGTCATCGTCAGCCGTAAGCGATGCAACGTCGAATTCGGTCAGGCCTTGATATTGCTCAGTCGTGTAGCTGACGTCGGTGTCATAGTAGCACTTCAGCACGCCGCATTTGTAAAGCAGCGCGTCTTTGATGAAGTCGTGCAGGATCGTAAAGCCGTTATTCTGGCTTTGGAAAATGCTGTTGACCAACATGGTCGCGGCTTCGGCTTTGGGCTGATCCTCGGGATGCCGGGGCAGGAACCGGACCACCTCGCCGGAGCGCATGAACACCTCCATCAGACTCGGCATCATGTACTCAATCACGTCCGCAACTTCGGTCGCGACGATCGAGCTTTTGCCTTCTGGAACGGTGTTAAACTGCTTGCCCAGGTAGTATTCGGTCGCTTCGATGCGATCCTCTGAGAGCTGGCTGTCAGCGTAACCCACAGCCGCGTCAATTTCGGCGCTGAGACGCGCGCGGATTTCGCTGTTATCCATCATTTCGTTTGTTCCGTTTTGCGGGGTCTGCCGCGCTTGCGCTTTGGCTTTTCGGCGACCGGCTCAGGCTCCGCTTTTTTGCGGATCAGGCGCGGCTCGCGTTTTGGCATATGAAAGATGACCTGTCGGTTCACTTGCAGTATTTGCCCTTTTTCATGTTGACGCCCGGCGTCTTGCGCTGGCGTGGCATCTTTTTGGATCCGGTCTTTTTGGCCTTGTTGGCGTAGTGGCTCGGCATGGTATTCACCCGCTTTACTGATTTGTTGTCAGTTTTTTAACATTTTGAGCGGGCTTTGCCAAACCAGCGGCCTTTTGGTCTGCAATGTACTGCTCGACCTCCTCGGGCCGCATGGTGCGGAATTTCTGCTTGAAGCGCTCGGCGAGCTTGTCGCGGCACAGCAGCGCGCGTTCTTTGAGCTGGTCGCGGTCGAGGCTTTGAGTTGACCCACTGTCACCCACGCAAGCCCGGTCGCCGTTCTCGCCGACAAAATAGAATTTGTAATCAATGCGCGCCCAAGCGGGCAGGTCAGACGATCCAGCTATCATCGTATCCAATCGTTTTGGCGTAGCGATACCCAGCCGCAGACCCGGCGCGGGCGGCTTGGCCGGCAAAGGTCAAAACGAACGCGTCAGCCAAGTCAGGCGATTTCAGCCCCCGGCGTTTCATCTCGTCTTTGCCTTCGACCTTCATTTTGCCAGTGCTGAGAAACGTGAAAGTCGGCGCGGTCAGCTCGGCGATCAGCTTTTCGTCGTCGGGGATCGTGCAGTCGCGTTCCTCAAAAAAGGCGCGCGTTTTACCCCACAATTCATCACGCAGTTTGGCGTACTTACTGGCCATTGCGGGACTTTCTGAGACGTTAACTCCGCGGACTTGCGGGCCGAGGTCGATTTCGCGCAAACGGTCGACCACGCCAGCGCCCAAACCAATCACGTCAATCAGGATTTCGCTTGGCCGATCGTCGTATGGCGTGGCGTCGTATTCCTGTATCACGCGGCCCACGACCTGCATGGTGTCGAGGTCTTGCCACGACTTGACCGGCTCGACCAATTCGTTGCCGCGCCGTTTTGCCAGTGCTGTTCGGTCTGACCCAAAGCGCGCCACGTCGAGACCCCAAACCGTCTTGATGCCGAGCGTCGGTTCGACGTCGCGGTCGCGCGCCGCTTCGACAAGGTGGCGCGGGATCAGGCTGTCGCTGTCGCCAGTTGGGAATTCTCCTAATACGCGAACACGGTAGGCGTTGCTCTCGTCTCCGTATTGGGAGGCCATGTCCGCGATGAAGGCGTCTTGCACGTAATCGGCGTCTTCGGAGCTGACGGTTTGCTTGGCCCAGCGGTCTGCATTCTTGTTGAACGCGTCGAAGAAATAGCCCTGCGCGCGGGTCGGGTTGCCCACCATGATGATCTTTGCGCCCTCGGTGGACAGCGCGCCCTGGGCCGTCTCGAAGATGATTTCCGGCACGCCGGAGGCTTCATCCACGACAAACAGCATATTGTCGGCGTGAAAACCTGCCAGCGCTTCGGGCTGGTCGCGGCGGGCGGTTCGAGCCACGGCAAAGCTGTCTTCGCCGCCGACGAGCGTGATTTTGTCGGATTTGATTTCGAGCTGACTGGCGAACGCGTCGTTCATGCGGCCGTGCCATTTGCGGATTTCGGACCACAAAACATCGTTAAGCTGACTCGCGGTGTTCGCGGTGACGGCGACTTTGACGGGGTAGCGGGTCGAGAGAAACCACAGAATGGCCCACGACAAGAAAGCCGTTTTGCCGACGCCGTGGCCGGATTTGACGGCGACGCGGTCGTTGTCGCGGAGGTTTTCGAGGGCGCGCTTTTGCCAGCGTTGCGGCGTTGCGCCGATGACCTGCGTGACGAATAACGCCGGGTCGTCGCGGAGTTTGGCGAGGTAGGATTGCCAGTCACTCATCCAGCAAGACCGCCGTTTCGCCGGTGTAGTCTTCCCAGCGCTTTATGATGACGTCGCAATATTTCGGGTCGAGCTCCATCAGCCGGGCTTCGCGGCCTGTCTTTTCGCAAGCGATAAGCGTGCTGCCGGAGCCGCCGAAAAGGTCGAGAACAAGCGCGCCCGCAAGCGAGCTGTGGCCAATTGCGTTTTCGACCAATTCGACAGGCTTCATCGTCGGATGTAAGTCGCTGGAACGCGGGCGAGGGAAATCCCAGACGTTTGTGAGCTTGCGGTCATTTGTAAAAGCCGACCCAGTCTTGTTCCAGCCAAACCAGCACGGCTCATATTTGTTCTGATATTTGCCGCGCCCCAGCGTGAATTGGTCTTTGTTCCAGACAATCGTGGTGCTGCAATGCAGCGCTTTGTCTAACTCAGTAAACATAACGCGCCCGTCGGCACCGGGCGGGCCAAAAACATAAACGCAGCCATCGCAATGCGCCTTAATGCAACCGACAAAAGAGGCGCAAAAATCCGCAAACGCGCCGATTGACATGTTGTCGTTTTCAATCGACCGCGCCTTAAATTTTGGGTGTTTAATATTGCCGTAATCAATGTTGTAAGGCGGGTCGGTGAAAACCATGTCCGCTTTGCCGCCGTCCATCAGCCGGTCGACCGCGTCAATCGACGTGCTGTCGCCGCACATCAGGCGATGCCGCCCAAGCTGCCACACGTCGCCCAGCTTTGTTGTCGGCTCTTCCGGCACCTCCGGCACGGCGTCATCATCGGTCAGCCCAGCTTCAAGCGGGTCGGCCAGGAACACGTCAATTTCCTTGGCGTCAAAGCCGGTCAATTCGAGATCAAAGCCCAAGTCGCCCAGCTCGGCGAACTCGACTTTCAGCATTTCCTCATCCCAGCCAGCGTTCAGCGCGAGCCGGTTGTCCGCAATGACGTAGGCGCGTTTTTGCGCGTCGGTAAGATGCCCAAGCCGCAAACACGGCACCTCGTCAATTCCGAGCTTACGCGCGGCGCTAAGGCGTCCATGCCCTGCGATGATGCCGCCATCCTCGTCAATCAGGATCGGATTGGTAAACCCAAACTCTTTGATCGATGCCGCGATCTGCGCGACCTGGGCGTCATCGTGCGTGCGGCTGTTGCGGGCGTATGGGACCAGATCCGCAGCGGGCAAGATTTCGATTTTTTGGGGGAGTGTCACGTCAGTCATTTACACCAACCGCCTTGCAGGGCTTGCCGCAGCGCCCGCAGTCGTTCTTGAACCGCCAAAACACGCGGCACGCGGCGCACCACCACATCGTTTCATTATGCTGAAATGCCTCGGCGACGGCTTGAGCGACCACGGCGAAACCTCAAAAAAATGCCCCGCCGGTGGAGGATGGGCGGCGGGGCGAGTTTTCGGCAACCCGAAAGAGAGATATTGCCCCCGGCGCGGCGTTGACGGTGATCGCAAAAGTTGAAGGGAGGAAGCGACCACCATCACCGTTGTTTCACACACCAAGGAGGCAAACCGACTGTTACAAATTGGTGGTCGGTAGGCAAGGGCAAAATTACAGTTTCGGATAAACGAGCGTGTCCTCCGCAACCTCGGTCGGCCCAGCATCGCGCGCGTTAGCCTCGGTGGCGATCAATTCGGACAATACGAGCGCGTTCCAGACGATCGCGTCGGTATGTTCGAGGCCATGCGCCATTGCGCCAGGATCGTCGGCGTCGGCGATTTGGCCGCTGCACAGGGCGAGCGCGTGGCGCATCAACGCGTCGAGATACGCCTCGACTGTGCCGTTGCGCCAGTTTTGATCGCCGTATTGCGCTGCGCCGAAGTCGTTGCGTTCCATCGCTTTGAGCAAACAGGCGTGGCCGGGCAGACGCGCGAGGCGTGACCAGCGGGGCTTGTCGGCGTTGTTTTTGCGGAAGGTGGGCATGGGTTAGGCGGTCTCGGTCAGCTCGTTATGCAGTTCTTCGCAGCGATCCAACAACTCACCATGCGCAATCTCGGCGAATTCGTGGGCAATAGATGATCTGCAAGTGTATTGAGTGATGAACCCGTGGCCGTCAGGCGGACAGACGCGGATTTGGAAATGTTCAAAGTTTGACTCGAATATCTTTTCAGTAGCGCGACCGGCTTCTTGGGCGGCTTCAATAAGCGCGTTTAGGCGCTTCACGGTTTCAATTTTTTTTTCGTCCATTGGGGTGTCATCCTGTTTTCAGATTGAGAAAGGGGGGGCTAAGGGGGGCGCCAAATAATAACTGCCCCCGCGTGTCTGAGCGAAGGGGGGGGGTCTAGGTGTCGTCCGCCTGGGCGCGTCGGGCGGCTTTCTTGCGCCGGTTCGCGACGCTCTGCTTCGCGCCTTTCAGCAGCCGATCCGTCGCCGCTTCGGCGTCCATTGTCGCTGGGGTATAACTTCCGTCATCCTTAACCTTTTGATCGTACAAGGCTTTTCGCTTTGGCTGTTCCTCAAGTCGTCCGACTTCGGACGCATCGCCGTCGATGACCTTGGTTTGCGCCATCTCGCGCAGGGCCGATGCGAGCGTGACCTCGCCTTTGACCTCGACGTCGAGCTTCTCGGTCCAGCGGCCCTGCGTCTTGAGGTAAAACATCAGCGATTGCGTGTCGCCGTCGAGCGCTTTTTGCACGAGCGTCTGGGCAACTCGACCTATGGTATTACTTCTACCCTCCTGATAAATTTCCATGATTTCAGGGTCTTCCCTACACATCGCGTCGAAGTTCGCCTGACTGATCCGAAAGTATGCGGCGACCTGATTGATGTTCAACAACCCAGCCAGCCGCCGGAGCTGATCGAGCTCGTCGTCTGTCAGCTTGCGCCGTGCGCCGAATTCTTTGTGTTTGCGCTCAGTCATGCGGTCAATTTACCCAACCGGATCCGGTTTGTCATTGGTATCGGCACGCGGCAGGAACACGTGGTCGATGTTTACGTTGTCCGACTTGTGCGCCGGCACGTCTAAGCGC